CAAGACCTAGACCTTTCATAGTATTTGTATCGGCCTGCATCATATAATCGATCTTATCAGCCATCTCAGAATATTCAAGGAATGCATGATATTCTTCTGCAGGTAAACCAAGAGTCTCATTCAATAAAGCATAAGCACGTTGATGAATACCTTCTCTAGCAGCAAAAGAACTTAACATATTACGTACTTCGTTGTTCTTAAACTTGGGAATGAACTGATCAAAATAATTCTGGCCAACTGCTACATCAGATTGAGTAAACAGACGAAGGATGTTTGTAATGTATGCCTTTTCTGTTTCAGTAATTTTACCGCTTTTCCAATCAGACACATCTTCAGATAAATCAAGTTCATCTTCAATCCAATGAGCCTTTTCATGTCGAGTTGTCATTTCAACAGCCCAAGGATAATGGAATGGTTTGTATGTTTCAGAAAACTCCATCAGGCCGCCTTGCTTTTTAACTAAAGCATTAGCAATACTCATAAAGTCATTGTAAGTACCAATGTGTTTGTCATTAATAAAAATCTGTGGTACAGACTTTACATTTGGGTAGCGCTGATAAAAGGCCATTCGTTGTTCTTCATCATCTAATTTAATTTCAGTAAAAGTGTGGCCGTGTTGCATAAACCATGCCTTTGCCTTTTCGCAAAAAGGGCAGTTGGATTTTGAGTAGATGACTACTTTCATTTCTTCTCCTTAACCTTGGCAGGCTTCGCATTCGTCTTGTTGCTCTTCCGTGCCATTATTAAAATTAATTGTTTCTGGGTTAATTACACTATCAAGTTTTTCTCGTTCCACTTTTGCAGATACATTTTCTGCACGATTTGATGTTTCAGTTCTTAAATAATATAAACCTTTACATCCTTGTTTCCATGCTTGATAGTGTACATGATGAAGATAAACTTTATCAGCGCCAGCAGGAAAGAATATATTTAACGACTGCCCTTGACATAAATGTTTTTGACGATCGCCAGCAAGTTTAATAATTGCCAATTGATTAATTTCAATGGCCGTCTTAAATACGTTTTTAATATGATCTGGTAATGCGTCTAGGTGTTGTACCGAGCCACCGTTAGTAATAATTGAAGACCAAATGTCATCATTGTTAATTCCTAACTTTTCAAGCTCAGCCTCAAGATATTTGTTTTTATTTAAATGGGAACCTACTCGAGTTCTTGAAGTAAAGGCATTTGCTTTCCAAGGTTCAATACTTGGTGAAGTATCTAAAATCATTGAACTGTTTGCGTTAGGCGCAATAGCAAGCATGTGAGCATTACGACGACCTGTACCTTTCATATCAGGAGCCTCGCCTTTCAGTTTACCTAACTCTAATGTAGATGTAACCGCTTTATCATAAATTGTTTTAAAGATTTCTTCGTTTACTTTAATTGCTTCTTCACTTTCAAATGCAATTGATTTGCGTTGAAAATATGAATGCAATCCCATAGCGCCGAGACCTAATGAACGTTCTCGTTCAGCAGAATATCTTGCTCTTGAAATTTCATCACCAGCATGATCAATAAAGAATTGTAATACGTTATCAAGAAACACAATCAAGTCTTCAATCATTTGTGTATCTTTCCATTCATCATACATTTCTAAATTAACTGATGATAAACAACATACTGCTGTACGTTCTTCGCTTGTAACCAAATGAATTTCGTTACAAAGATTTGAGCCTTTAATTGAAAGACCCATTTTCTTTTGAGCTTCTGGTAAAGCGCGGTTTGCAGTATCAATAAAATTCAAATAAGGTTCACCAGTACGATAGCGAGTTTCTAATAACAATTCCCACAATTTACGAGCTTTGATTGTTTCGCGGATTGACTTATCATCTGGGTCAACCAAATACCAATCAGCTCCATTACTAACTGCTTCCATAAAGTCGTCTGTAATATTAACCGCATGATGTAAATTCAAATTCTTTCGATTCACATCACCAGTAGGAATACGCATATTAATGAATTCAATAATATCAGGATGAGAAATATCCATATATGCAGCATAAGAACCTTTTCTCGTTCTCCCTTGACGATATGCAACCATATCAGCATCAACTGTATGAAGGAAGGGCATTGGTCCAGGCGCCTTTTTAGAAACCGCTCGAACATCGGACCAATGACCTCCCACGCCCCCACCTTTGACGGATAGCCAGCGAAGCTCTGCGGAGTGGTCAATCAAACCTTCTAAACTATCAGGTACATACGTCAAGAAACAAGAGATTGGTAGAGCTCTCGTTGTTTCCCCAGGCAACGGCGCGTTTGAAAGCACGGGTGAAGAATACATAAACCAGCCCTTGGAAACATAATCATATATCCTTTGTGCAAATTCTAAATCATCATCTGAATATGCAATTGCAGCACGAGCAAAAGCATACTGCGGGCTTTTTTCATCATCGCGACAATAATAATCTTTTAACAATTTTAATGACTGTTCTGATAACAGTTTGTCTCTTTTCGTATCAATACGCAACCCAAGGTGTTGCATAAGTATCTCCTTAATTTACTAAAACTTTATTTTTATTTCTTCTGCTTGCCTGTGTATGTAAAACAATTGGGTCTTCAGTTTCTAATATTCTCGATTCTGGCCCATAATGACCAAGTATATTACACCACTTCCAATCTAAAAGAAAATTATCATGGTTCTTATAAACTTTTTTTAAAGTTACTTGATCCCACTCTAAAGGATTTGAATTTTGTTCTTCAATCCAATCATTAATTACATTGCGTGATGTTTTATTATTTGGGAAATAAATTGTACCGCTTGCAAGTTGTTGTTTTTCCCAAGGTGAATCAAACACAATATATCCCGGTTCATCCATTTCAATTTCTTGAAGCGGTGGCTGCTTCAATATTCGAGCGTCTACATCAAGATAAAGAATGTTGTCGTCAAAATCATTTAATGCTCTCTGTAATATGTTTCCTTTCATTCCGCAATTGAGTTCCCATTTACCTTTATTTTCAACAGAATAAAAATGATAGTCTAAACCGTACTCATTAAAGTTTTCTTTAACTTTTTGATACTCATCTTCATAAGGAGTATCGACAGTATAGAAACCTATTATTTTCACAACAGTTATCCTTATTAATTATTGTACGTAGGTTTCTATAGATGGGTATATTGCATGGATTGCACAAGCAATTTCTCGTGCCAATTCAATATGTTCTTTTTGCGTACCATTAGCGCTTCGCAATTCAATATAGTGAATCCAACTACGAAGTGTACCATTAGCATAAAGTCTTGAAACTGTATTACCTTCTGGAAGTACAGCGCGAGCCTGCTCTTTAGCAATCCCGTTTTTGATTGCCCAATCATAAGCTTTTTGAGCATAATGAATAACTTTCATCTGCTCCTGTTCCCATCGCTCATGGATATATTCGTTATCTGTTTCAGTACTGTTTTGTCTATTATTAGGATCTTGTAATCGTGCTTCTCTAATAATAAAATCCAAGTCTTCAGTAGGATCAGCATACCTTTGACTGAACTCTTGGAATGAAAATGATCTGTGTCTTAAGAATTGGCGGGCGATATCTCTTGTCGTTTCAATTTCCATACACACTGAAACCATTTCAAATGGAGACCAATGTTTATGTTTTGAAAGATACCTAAGAAGCTTTTCAGACGTTTCGGTATTCATTTGATTAGAAGGATTGGATACTCTTGCACAAAAAGCAACAAGATCCTGAATATTTCCAAGATCTGGCGTTTCTTTGGGTGCTTGAGAATAGCTTACCAATTTAACTTTCATGCTTTTCTCCATTCTGTAAATTTCAATTTTGCTGTAAGACCACTAAAAGTGTTGTCTTTAATCAACATTTCAACGTTGTTTGATCCATTAACAACCATTTCGTTAATATCCTTTCCTAATACATTGTTTGGCCATATACAAATTGAATGACCTGCATTAATGATTTTTTCCATTCGCTTATGAATCTCTTTATTTCGAGGTTCGGCATCAAATACAAAAACAGCATTGTGCAAATTTTTCAGTCCAGTTGTATTGCCATCAGCACCTGCCATAGCAATTGCGTTTTTCAAAAAGAAACTATCTATTGCACCTTCAACGACATAATATGTACTGTTGAAGTTAACTGCGTCTAGTCCGAAGATTTTTGGTTTTTCTTCGAACATAATGGTGAGATATCGAAGTCCGTTAGGATCAAAACCTCGTGCAGAAACGCCAAAAGGTTTACGATTCTCATCTAGGAAAGGCAAGACCAAACGGGGCTCATCTTTTTCTACGTTGGTAAACTTGTCGGGTATAATTTCATTTATCCACGACTTAAATTTCGGAGCGTAATAGATCCGATAGTGTTGATTCGTAGGTATCTGCCTCTGTTTTATATATTTGTTTACTGGGTGATCATGACGGAGTTGACTGATTTTTTTTATCTTTTTTAAGGGATTGTCTTTATGAGAACGAGGAATCGAAAATTTATTTTCTGTTTCAGTTGACCAATCAGTCGAAGGAGTTTTTGTTTTGTTGACAAACTTTTCAGCAATGTATTCGTCGTATATAAGCTTGTCTAGATTCTTTAGAAAGAATGAGAATGACTGACTCTCGCCGCAGTTATGGCAATAATAATAGAAGGAGTTGTCCCGCTCTAAAAGCCATCCACGTGCCTTAGAACGAGACTTTTGACTATCACCACAAAGTGGGCATCTAAAATTAATTTTATAAGGATTTCTATGCCTAATTGTAAATCGCTCAAGGCGACCTGACAACTGCTGGGCATATTGCAAATCAACAAAGTCAACCATAATATAAAAAACTTTAAGGGGTTTGTAATAATGACTATTATATCAAAATACAGAGTGGATGTCAATTAATAATTTTAGTAATTAATTCGCTACCTGTACCAAGAAAAAATACAACGACTCCTATAACACCTAATGCATACCATTTAGATTGTTCAAGGGTTCGAACACGAGATTCTATTTCGTCAGATACTTTATCAAACGAAGCAATCATTTGTGTATGTCGTTTTTCATTCCAAAGTTTGAGTTCCATTGCAAGATTTTCGTGGTCTTTATGCGCTACTTCAACACGTCCTGCCATATCATCTATGAACTCTTGTTTGAATTCATCTAATTGCTCTTTGAGGGCCATCCGACCTTCGATGCCTGCTCTTTCTGAATAGGTTAGTTTTTGTTCGAAATTTGCAAGCAATTGTTGCTGGACTGCTATCATCTTTGCAATTTCTGTCATTTCGTCAACAACATGATCTACCTTATCAAAGAACCTCTCAATTTGCTTGATATCTTTCTTGATAATGGCGATATCTACCTTCAGATCATTCAGCTCTTGATCCATAAGGGTTCCTCTGTTAACTAAGTTAAGGTCACTTAACACATGTCAACATGAATATTTATCAAAAACTTAATATAAGATCAGGTTATTCAGGAGTATTTTCTAGCCATTCTTCGGCGGTGGTACCTTCGCTTTCTGTTGTTGCCTTACGATAATAGAGGATCAATTCTTTTTGTTGACGGACATAACGGCGAACCTCTTGGAAGTTCTCTGCCATTTTTTCATACCCATCTGGAGTGAGTGCAAAGACGACAAACTGACCATCCAATAATTTTTCAATAGTCTTCACTTGCTCTTCGAGGTTCTCCTCCGTAATAACAAAAAAATTTACGTTGAGTAAATCAATCTCCTGTGGCAAAGGTGGTTGATAAATTCTCAGCGGAACCTTCTTTTCAACAGTTATGATTTTTTGTTCAGGGATTATTTCTTTTGGTTCCTTGCCCCATTTAAGACTAGGCATCCAAGAACATCCACTAATTAGGATGGATACTCCCATTGCAATTGCGATCGATTTAAACATTGACATATTTTTTTATTCCCAAAAGTTTCACAATAAACTATTCTTTTACCGCATGGTGAATTATATCTAGTTGGCTGGTTTATCTTCTCCAGCATTTGACAACTCTGGAGTAGCAGACTCACCATCATCAGCATCCATAAGTTCTTTCGTATCATTTTCCAAGTCCCGGAACACCTTCTCAGTGCCCTTATTAATGCGAGACTCGATCATCCCTGGTTTTGCTCTCGCAAGTCTAGTTAAGTTATGGTCTTTAAAGACCTTAAGGTAATTCGCCTTTTCTTTGGCAAGTTCGTTATTTTTGTTTGTCAATTCTGACATTGCCGCTTCGGACTTTTTTGCGTTTTCCTCTGCAGCACGAAGAGACTCCTGTGCAGTTTTCACAGCAATTTCCATTTGAACTTGATTTTCTTTGAGAGTGCGATTGTTTGCTTCGAGTTGAACCACTGTGGATTCAAGATTAGAGACTGTTACTGAGTGGTAGGCGTACCCACCACCCAGTACTAACAGACATATAAGAATGACATAAGGCATAATATAAAACTCAATTATGTTTATTTAGTTTCTTGGTTCCTTGATCTAGCGTCCTGCGTACGTGCTAAATCGCGCATACGATCGTGTCTAGCTTTTTCAGCGGCTTTATCTCTTTTAATTGCCGCGTTCGCTTGATCTAATGCAGTTGATTCTTCAGCTACTTTTTTTTTACTGCAGCCAGACTCGTCCATTTCCTCTTCATCATCTTCATCATCTTCATCATCTTCGTCTTCATCAGACTCATCTGCTTCTTCAGCCTTAGCAGCCATCTTTTTGTATTTTTCTTCAAGAGCGGCTACGATGCGATTTTGAATTTCTTCTGCAAATGCTTCTTGAACTTCCAAAGGATTATTTTCAGCTGCAGCTTGAATAATTTTTTTAATAGACATAATAGTCTCCAGATTAGTATTTAGTTTAATTATTTATAAAGCTTCGATTCTTCGCATTAAACGTTCGGCTCGAGTACCTACTTGTTTATACCACAACGAATCTCTACCTTCAACACCAGCCGTTGCCCAATCTTTTTTCAACAGCGCGGCATTAAATTTACGGAATTTAGATAGACGCGGTCGACCTAAATTAAACATCATATTAACTAAGCATTCTTGTAATTCGCCAGGAAACGTTTCCCAGACTGCTTCAGTATAAAGTACTTTACATTCTTCGATTGCAACATCTAGATCTTCGTCAAACGCGCTAAAAACGCGTTCTTCATCAATTCGAGTACCAACTTCTTGTCCATGTTCAGGATCATTTTCTGTAACTAAATGACCAACACCGAAAGTAGGGTATCCAAGATGATCCAAATAAATTTGATATTCTACACCTTCATCTTCTCTTAATTGATTG